CAATATGTTGTTCTATATGCAGAGATACCTTCACGTCCACCAGTACCACCACCATTACCATTGTGTCCGACACCCGCTTGTCCACCAACACCACCAGGTGTTACATTGATGATACCACAGGCGGATCCACCACCTCCACCACCACCAGCAGAGCATCCTCCTTGAGATCCACTACCACCATTAGCAAAATCTAAAACACCAGCAGTAGCAATAAGTGATTGTGCAGGTCCTTCAGCGTCACCACCAGGATAGCAACCATCGGTAGTTCCACCACCGTTGTAACCACCACCTGATCCACCGCCACCGCCTCCACCGCCAGCACCAGCGATGCAAACTCCATCTAAGAATACACCAGTAACACCACCACCTGATCCTGCGGTTGCACCATTACCCCATGCACCTCGTCCTCCTGCTCCAGAAATACATCCAGATGCACCAGTAACTGATGCACTTCCACCATCAGGTTCATAACCAGTACCAACACCACCAGGAAAATTCTGCCATGGTTGTCCCTGATATGGAGGGAATGGGTCATTACCTGTTGTTCCTTGTACTGTGCTTCCTGCTCTTCTGTTGAAACCTACATTACCACCATTTCCTAGTTCCCAGCTTATAACCCCTGCGTTTTGTGAGAGTGTACCAAATAATCTTGCACCTCTACCACCATATCCACCAAGTGCACCAGTCTTACCTGACAGTGCTTGTGGCCAACCTGGCCATTGTCCTACACAATTAGAGTTAGCGTTAGCATTACCAGGACCTCCACCACCACCTGATAGTTCAATGTATATACTTCTACTTACCTCATTACCAGCTACAGAAGGGATAGTCCATGATCCATTACTATTAAATGTCTGCATTGGATCAGTATTTGTTTGGTTTTTTATTTGTGCTGTACCCATACCACCTGTAGTAAGTGCACCTTCACTTACAGGTCCTCCAATTCCACCACCATTAGCATCATTTGATCCAGTACCAGTCATACCACCATCATCCCCTGCATCACCAGGTGCCTGTGATATATTAAATCGTGGGTCATCTAATAATGCTTGGGGAACTGTCAATGTTCCTCCTGCTCCTCCTGCACCACCAGCGTCTCCTGCTTCTCCACCGAAACCACCCTCAGCTCTGATAGTATAGAATGTACCATCAACTGTAATACCTACCTCACAATATCCTGCTGATTGTCCATCAGTGTCACTATCTGCACCACCACCGCCTGGTGCTTGCATGGTGATAGTAGTTCCAGTAACCTCACCTAAATTAGCATCTGGTATTGTTACTAATGCTGCCTGTGGTGTAATAAATGTTTCTTCTTTAACAGTAATAGCATTGCCAGGTATTTCAAATTGTATTGTCTTACCACCAACCAATGTGTTAGAATCAACAGCATACATTCTAGGTGCTACTACCACCTCTTGCTCTACAAAATAACCATTTGCAAGTTTAACTGTTATGTTATTGCCTGTAGCAGGGGATGAACCAGGAATCTCACCAGTTCTTGGTAATACATTGAAGTTTGCGTTAGCAAAACCATCTGCTATGACAGTAAAGTTACCACTGTATTCTGCGGGAGTTGCACCATTGACTGTTACAATATCATCTATTTTTAATCCATGACTACCATCTGTATTGATAGTAATATATCCACTAGGAGCATCATATGTTATTGATGTAACATTTATCTCTGCTGATTCAGATACAAGATATTGATTTGCCTGATCACCAGTTGCTCCTGCTCTTTGACCGATTCCATCTGTGTTACCATATGTTGCTGTGAGTGAGTTCTGTAATGGTGTGCCAATTAAACCATGTGCGTGACCTAATGCACCACCAGCAGATCCATTTGGTTCAAATATATTGATGTTTGCTCTACTATTAATATAGTTGACAGCATACTTATCAACTTCTGCTGCTCCCTGCTCTGCTAGTTTTGTTTCATCAACTTCTACTGACAGTATTCTATGACCATGTGTAGGAGGGAATGGAAAAACATAATCATCCATAGGTCCTATCTGATACTTAACAGTTCCCGTGATATATGCAGGAATATCTGCCACAATAGTATTATATCCCGTTGTTCTTACATCACCAATAACAAAGAACTCTCCACTATCAACCAATGTATTTTTAGGAATATACCACTGTCCACCAGTCTGTCCAACAAAATTATTGACTGCGTTCTCTGGTGTTGCTGTTCCTGCTCCGTTGACGTTACCATAACCTAGAATTTTTTTCTGTCTATAGTCTGGTAGATTAAATGTTCCAATATTATATGGATAGTCTCTTAAATTATATGATTTCTGTACTACTATGTCAGGATGTGTATTACCAGTTGCAAAATTAAATGTATAGTCTGCAGGATTTTCTTGTGATAAATCAACACTATCTGGTAGAGTTACCTCATATGCAAACGCATTTGTTTGTGCATATAATGATACATCCTCAGTTGGTTCTACTAATGAATAAAATGTGCTCTGATCAAATATTCCACTACTAGGAAATGATCCATATGGATTTGCTATACTAGCAAATCTAAATACTGCACCAAATGGATATGGTCTTTTTACTGTTGCTTTAGTATTGTTGACATCATAATAAAAATTGAGAAATAATTTGTTATTAATGATATATGATCTTCTTAATCCACCAGGTTGTGCTGCCTGATTTCTTTGCACTGCAGCTGCACCACCATAGGTATTTTTAATAATACCATATAGTTCTGGATAATCACGAATGAACAACTCTCTACCATCACAATATAAATGTTGTGGGTATGTGTAGTCTGGATCGTTACCAGCAAGATTTAGATCAGCAAAAACAGGAAGAATTGATCCGACAGGAGCATGTAGTCCTGTCTTGTCAGACATGTAATTAGCAAATGTATTCCTATAAGATGCCATCTTAATACTTAATTAGAAATTCTTGGACTAGGTATGGTTGTATATAACCATCTGCTTTGTTTTCTTCATTCACATCAATATTTACTGTTGATGTGATTGTACCAGCAGGAATATATGTTGGTTTTGTTACAACATTGAATGTATGTGGTTCTTGATTGAATGGAACTAGATGTTTGTGTGTACAGTCATTTCCAAACTCTTCTACGTCAGTGATTGTATTATTAAGTGCACCATATGTAAGCACACTTGCCTGTCCATCAAATGGAACTTGAGTTGCTTGTGATACAGTATTTGGTGTATAATTTGGAGGTAAATTTTGGAAAGCATTACCAATAGTCACGAACTGACTACAACTCGCTCCACCAATAACACACTGTGCACCAGTCTTACAATTCATCTCACCATTATATGTGACGTTACCACATGTTCCTGTTGCAGCACCGCCAGGAATATAAATTGGGAATCCTGCTTGATTTCCTAAATTTGAACATCCATACTCTAATATATTTCCTGTTGGTGCTCCTGATCCAAGTGGATCTAGCTCAGGAATATTACCAGGTATTAAACATTTTGATTGTTGTTCAAATGTACAACCTGACCAACAACCACCATACCACTCGTGTACCTCTTGACTGGGACCTCCAACCAAGAAAGTGAAACACTGAACCGTTACAACTCTCTGCTGCTGTGCTGCAACAAATCTAGATGCTGCTGCTTGACATAATGGTTGTTTTGTATTGTTTGCCCATGGCATAATACACAAGGTAGACTTAGATGTATAAGAGTTTCTACCAAATAAATTAAATTCACTTGTTGGTGATGCAGTTCTAGATCTCTTACCATCATGGAAGTGAGCATGTGGTTGGAATGCTGTTGCTAATACCTCTGTCTCCTCTGTGTAGTTACCAGTTGACTTAGCAAAGCCAGGTTGACCAGTAATCTCAATTGTCTGTGCTGGTAAAAAGAAATTACCCTGATACTGAACTGTGTATGTTGTACCTATATTACTACTAACTTCTAATCCTACGCCAGATTTTGTTATCTCTTGTCCTGCGTCGTTTTCCAAATATGTGTCGAGATAATCTCCTAAGTTTGATGAGAATGACGTTTTAGTAGACTTTGCACCAAGATCAGGCACTTGAAATTGATTGTCAAGTAATTCTGTATCTGGTTTTTTATATCTACAATTTACACCTGTACCCAATATGGTAGCAAGTTCTGGAAATACCTCTGCCTGATATATTCCACCATTACATCTTAAATAACCAGCAGGAAGTGTTTCATATATGATTGGATCTTCTGGATCATCAGATACTAACTGACTAGACCAATTAATAATTGTTCCAGTAAGTGTCCCTAGTTTTCCTTTTTCTTTTGAATATAATACTGCCATTAGTATGCTCTGATGATATACAGTACGACCAAAGATGGTGTGTTAGGATTGACCTGTACACTCAATGCTCTGTCAACATCTAGTGGTTCTAAGTTTCCAGTGGTCATATTATTTATGAGTATAGTGCTAGGTAAATTCATTTGACCTTTGGTCATTGATATATCAATGGTGAAATGATTGTGTGACCCTAATGAAGATGCTGTGAAAGCATCACCACCATGATTCAATGTTGTAGGATATGGAAAATCTCTTCCTGCTCCCACCGCACCATAATAGTCGCTAGGATCAGTGGTTGGAGGTGTACTAAAATCACTTCGTCTTGCTTCGGGAACTTGATCTGATACATAATAGTTTCTTTGTCCTAGATATGTGCCAGGTGGTGGAAATGGAGCAGTGACTGCTGGTTGTTGCACTGGTTGTATGCATGAGTTATCATCTTGATAACCATTAGTTGCAAGACCTGTCTGTCCATATGATGCAACAGTACGAGGACCTGATTGTGGAAATACTGGTAAAACATCTGATGCTTGACCAAAATGATTGAAACTATCACAATTAACTAATGAGTCTGCACTAGGATCATATGCAGTCCATGTGACTGTGCCAGGATTGAATCTATCTGCCAATGGTTCTTGACTTGTCAAACCTGTATCACCACCAGTTGTATATTCACTACTTGCAGTCTCAAAAAAACCAGGTTCAAACAGTCCAAGATACCCACCACCTAATTCAACTGACGGATAGAAACTACCTGTTGGTCTTGGGTGTGTATGTGATGCTGTGTGCTCAACACCTAGTTTTCTTGGTATAGTTCTAATAGTATCAAAGTATGATGGATCATCAAGAGTAATACCTTTTATTTTTCCTGATAGTTCAGATTCATTTTGTGCTGTAAACTGTGCATCAATATATGATAGTACGTTTGCCACTGGTTGATTTTGTGAATCGTAACCATTTAATGAAACATAAGTTCCAATCACTGCCAGTTCTTGTGATGTTAGCAAATTACTCTCTAAATCTATCAACGCCTGTTGATTTAATGTTGGTAGATTAAACACATCATCATCTTGATAACTGGGATATGAATTTGATATACCAACGAATGGTTGACCAGGTTCTACAACAGGACCGTATAGATTACCCAATATCTGTGCGAGTAGTGGGTAATCTTTTGCTTTGAGTTGATTGCCATTACATACTATCCAACCCTTTGGTATAGCATCTGGAGACAATGCAGACTCACTTGTACTTCCAGTCCATGGCATAATTGTGCCAATTGGATGTGCTTTTGCTGCTTTTATACGGTTGTAATTTGGCATTTATACCTCCATTAACCACCAACCTTGTACGCTAGTTGGTATGCCTATTTGATCATTACTATCAACTGATCCAAGATATATGAGTGCAAATCCAGCATTTGGTGTTTGGACTACGAGTTCTCCAGATGGATATGGAGTTAATCTATCACCAAATAGTGTTCCAGTTGGATCACCTTGTATTGGTGTGCCACTTGTCTCAGGAGTTCTAACAACCAGTGTGGTATCATACTTCAAGTTACCACCTACATCAATTAGTCTAACAACATCACCTGTTTGTGGTGCAGCTGGTAATGTAACTATCAATGTTTGTGTTGATTGTACATTTACCATGTATACTATGTTAGCGATCAACTGTAGATCTGCTTCTGGTGATGCTGCAGATAAGTATCTGCTATGTGTACCACCACTTGATGTAGTGAAGTTTTGTAATCCAAATGCATCAATTGAACGATCTTGCTTGATAGTAAACTCACTACCACCATTTATACCTAGATTTTGTACTGAGAATACATCTGTCTCTGTTGGTGCTGGTGATGCAGTACCTGTGACTGTGAGTGAATTCTGTGCAGTTACATTACCTAAGTTATCAACTGAGAATGATGGGTCACATGCAGAAGTTAGGATAACATTTTCTGGGCAGGATGTTGGATATAAGAAGAAGTCTCCTCTTGCTATCACACCAGCATCCCAGTTAATTAGACCTGAGTGATCAGCATGTCCGTCATCGTTAACAAACTGGAATAGTTTTGTTTGCTTGACACTATCGTAAATTACGAAGTTACCACCCGCTAGTGTTAAGTTATCAGTTACCTCAAGACTACCATTTCTGTATGACTTAGCACCATCACCGACCTGTTCGTCCATGACTGAACTATGAGTCTTACCATATAGTCTTCCGTTGACTACTGTTAGAACCTCATCACCAGTAGATGTATTACTAAATCTCAACCACTGTTTGTAATCTAGTTTTTGTTGTGAGATATATC